CCTAGTTCTTCTGACACTATGTGCAGAAGAAATAGCTTACTCCGAGGAACTCGGAGTAAGTCTGAGACGGGAAGGCCCGACCGAGAATCTCGGTTGGCGAGCCTTCCACGTCGGTGGGGACGATCACTTAGCGATCGGCCCAAAAAGTTATCTTCATAGGATAACTTCAAATCAGAAGGCCTTAGGCTCTCTGATATCGCCCGAAAAGCATCGCATTTCGGAACACTTAGTGGTCTACACGGAACGTGTTCTCCACTTCACCGGGAAGGTTATAAACCAACCCGTAGAGGAAGTTATTCGGAATCCGAATAACTCCATTTTCGTAGATTCTGTGAAACTACGATTACTATCGCCTTTTACAAAGGCGCTAGAAGCCGTTAACGACAAAAATGTCGCTATCGGAAAGATCAAAGGAATATCCTCTGGTCTCGAGTACTATCCCGATGGGAGTACTAAAAAGCTCGTCTTAGACAGAGCTTTATATAAGTTCAAGGATTTTATCCTTGGACCGCACCATCGCACGATACGTGCGATTGAGTCTCTCCCAGTCACCTTAGGTGGCTTGGGATTAGCGCAAGATACAAAGTACCTTGCGAATCTACCGCCGATTTTTAATCGGGCGGTTAGGAGCATTTGCCTAACAGGCAAAGGCGCGTACCTAGCACAAACTGTGCTAGGGTCAATCTTCGAGAATAGTCATCCTCGAGGAGTACATTCCCGCGATTTTATCCGGGAATGGATAAGTAACATGGTTGATAACCTTGATTACTTCCCCATTGGGTCTTTGACCGAATGGTTCCAGCAGCTTGATCCAAGTCTGCCGTTTCGCTTGAAACTCAAGCGTCTAGAGGACAACAACGTTGTCTCTCTAAGTCGACTCCCTCAAATTATTGAGAGGTCGTTTATCTTCAGGAGACTCCTGGAGAATCCTCCGATAGGCAATGCTTATCGGACTGATAACATGCGTAAGCGCGTTGCGCAAGCATGGGGGGATCTCGAGAAACTCGAGTCCCTTTTACATCCGGATGGAAGTATTCTCTCATCGAGAGAGCTCCAGACGGCTGTTAAGACCTCTAAAAGAGGTCTTTTAATAAACCTCAATGAGGTTTATAAAATTCATGTGGAACACATGGATTCTGACGGAGAGAGCGAAGCCCTCTTCGTTTCCAGAACTGTTAAACAGGTTCTGGCTTACGGTCAACCGTCTATGACAGTTGACCTCAAAACTCTGCATCAGTACTAGATACTAGCACTTACAGATGAGCCTGACGGATACCGTCAAGCTTTTAAGGTTCCGGCAAAGCCGGAACCCGCGATTCCTTACATAGTAAGGAACGACAAAAAGAAGAACCCTGGTCCCGAAGGAGATCGGGTTTTCA